ACGCTGCGATAGGTACATCTAAACTTTTAGTAATTTATTATGGTGGAGCATTTTATGATATTACACCATTACAGTCTGCAATAACTGGAGCTACATTCACTTCAACAAATAATAGTGCGTCTGTAACTATTAACAAAGCAGCTCATGGTTTAGTTGTTGGAGAATATTTTACATTTACAGCTGTAACTTTACCTGGTGGTGGTGCTACTGGATATTCAACAACAGATTTTACAGATAACACATTTGAAGTTATAACGGCCACTGTAGACACATTTACTGTTACGATGCCATCTGTTGAATCTGGAACAGGAATGACAGCTGCAGGTGCAGCTACAATAAATCCATATGAAGATATTGGACCTATTTTACAAACTGCTGGTTATGGTTGGGGAACAGGTTCATATGGTGGTCAAGTATCTGGAGCTCAAACAACAACATTAAATGGTCTTTTACAAAACGATACTGCAGGAACTGGTGGTAGTGGGACAAGCATTACATTAGCATCAGCAACTGGATTTTCTGGAACAGGTGGTACAATTTTAGTTGGAGCATTAGGAAGTGCGACTGCTGAAATCATAACTTATACAGGTGTTTCATCAAATGATTTAACCGGTATTACAAGAGGAGCTTTAGGTTCATCTACGGCTGCACATAATTCTGGATCATTGGTTACAGAAATATCTTCATTTATTGGTTGGGGACAACAGACAACTGTCTCATCAGTCATTTTAGATCCAGGTAATTGGGCTTTAGATAACTTTGGAGATATTCTTACTGCAACAATTAGAAATGGTAAAACATTTACTTGGGATGCAAGTGCTGCAAACCCATTAGGTCAAAGAGCAAGTATTATGACAAGTGCTCCTACAAAATCTATTGTTACTGCTGTTTCAGATAGAGATAGACACTTTGTTCATTTTGGAACAGAAACAGAAATCGGTAATCCTTTAAAACAAGATCCAATGTTTATTAGATTTAGTGACCAAGAAGATTTTAACACTTATACACCATTATCAACAAATACAGCAGGTACATTTAGACTGGACACCGGAAACACAATAGTTACAGCTGTATCTGGTAAAGATTATATTTTAATTCTTACAGATCAAGCAGCATATACCATGCAGTTTGTTGGACCACCTTTTACATTTAGTATAAGGCAAGTTGGTACAAACTGTGGATGTATTGGTCAACACGCAGCAGCATACGCAGATGGTAATGTATATTGGATGGGACTTGCAGGTGGTTTCTTTGTATATGATGGTACAGTTAAACTTTTACCAAGTCTTGTTGAAGATTTTGTTTTTCAAACAGATGGAGATAATTTAGGTGTAAACTATGTATCTAATCAAATTGTTTATGCATCACATAACTCGTTATATAATGAAATTGTTTGGTTTTATCCTAAAGGCACACCAGTTGGTAATCCATCAACACAAGTAGATAGATCGGTCGTTTATAATTATGTAGAAAACACTTGGTCTACAATGTCATTAGCAAGAACAACTTATGCCGATTCAATTACTTATGATAACCCACAAGCAACAGAGTATGATTTAACAGGCACTCCGTCATTTCCAACTATTAATGGTGTTACAAATACGTTTGGAGCAACCACATATTATGCTCATGAAGATGGTGTAAATAAAATAGATCTAAATGGAGCAGCTTCAGCAATCACAGCGTTCGTGCAATCTGGAGACTTTGATTTGCCTATCGATGGGGATGGAGAGTTTTTATTACATGTTAGAAGATTTTTACCTGATTTTAAAAATTTACAAGGTAATGCAGATATAATTATTGAAACAAAAAATTTTCCAACGTCAACTTTAAATACATCTGTGTCATTTGTTGTTACCACAACTACAGATAAAGTTGATACAAGAATAAGAGGAAGACTTGCTAATATTAAAATACAATGTGATGATGTAGATGAAACATGGCGTTTTGGAACATTTAGAGCAGATGTTGAACCAGATGGTAGAAGATAATGGATCCGATTGAATTACAGATACAGCAGGAACAGCCAACTGTACCTCCTATATCTGTCCCTAGTCCAACAGTGCCTGAACCAAATGTTCCTAATCCAGTAAGTCAAACGATTGGTGGATTAAGAAATATTTTAGAAAGTGCGGTTATATTTGGGCGACCATTTTTTAAACCAAGAGCAACATTTATTAATTATGCAGCTAATAAGGCTTTTGGTAGTAAAGGTGCTGCTATTTTGAACACTGGTCTAGGGATACTTCCATTTGTTGCACCCATGATAAAAAGGGCTTTAAGACCTAATCCTCAACAACAAGGTATAGGGGCTTATATAAATCAAGTTTACGGAACAACGCCTACTGGACAAATATCATCAGGACCTATGGCTGGTTATAATGCAATATCTGCATTTGGTTCTCCTGGTGCAATTAACTCTGCTATAAAAAGAATAGGCACAATTGCTAGAGCGAGAAGCAGAAAAGAATCTGAGACACTTAAACAAAGGCAAAAAGATTTACAAAATTATGTAAGTGATGTTCAAAAACAAATGACAATACAAAAAGGTGGTATGGGTGCTGACAGAATTAGACAAAGAGAAAAACAACAAGCTCAACAAAGAAGAGATGCACAAAGAGCTATGAGAAGTAATCAAGCTTATAGTGATGGCGGAGGTAATGGAGGAGGAGCTTCTCCAGGATCTCAAGGTCCTGGTGGATCAGATGAAATGGGAAGTTTTTAATGGCTAAAATTACAACATATATACCTGAGCCAAAACCAACTTATGAGGCAGAAAACCAGAGACAAATAATTCAATCTCTTGATACAGTAAAAATACAACTTAACACTTCATATCAAGAAGATTTAAAAAATGAACAACAAGCTTTTAACTTTTTTATGCAATGACGATACAATATAAAAATCAAGGATTTACATTAGATACAACATCAGTAAAAACTGTTTTTACAAGTCCAACTAGTGGTGTTTGTATTGTTAAAGAAATATCACTCGCAAACGATCATACTGGTGATGTTGAAGTCAAAGGTGCTTTGGTAGACGCATCTGCTGGTGCATCATTTCAGTTTTTTATAAAAACATTAACAACAGATACATCAGATAATGCAGTATCTAATGTATTAAACTTAGAAGCTGGAGATGGTGTATCTTTTAGTGCAGATGTTAGTAATGTAGTTACAGGCGTAGTATCATATGCTTTAATTGATAGGTCTCAAGAGAATGGGTAAGGCTCCTAAATTTGGTGTTAATACTTATAGAGGTTCTACACGAAAGAAAAGACCTGGCCGACATAAAAAAAGATTGAATAAATCTGAAAAAAGAAATATGAAAAAAAGATGATTAAATTATTTAGAAAGCTTTTAGGTTTAGAAAAGTTAGATTATCGAATTAGAAGACTTGAGAGAAAATTATATTGGAAGGAAAAATATGTCAGATCAAAAGTATAAGATAGTCGATGGTGAAGCAATACCAGTATTACCTGCAAAAGCAAAAGAAATAGTAAAAAATAAAAGAACAGGTAAGGTTTATGATAGCAAAGCTCATTTTGATTCTGATGTTGCTGATACCAATACTGATACTACTGAAGATGATTTTCAACAAGACGTAGAGATTACAGTTGCATCTTTAGATGTATTTGGTAAGAATGACTAATGCAGCCAATAGGTGGTACAGAGCTTCAATATAAACAACTGTTGAAATACGTTGATAATAAATTATTAAATAATTTTCAAATAACAACTTCAGTCCCAGAAAAAATACCATTAGCAACAGATAAGATAAATATTCTTTGGGAGCAAAATTCATTTGATCAACCTAATTTAGCACCTTGGTTTAAGAATAAAGACAACCATACTAAATACGATTGGTATGTTTTTAATTCACATTGGTGTTACGAGAAGTTTAGATATTTTTATAAAGTGCCAACAGAACGATGCACTGTAATTAAGAATGCCATAGATAATTTCCCTGAAAGAAAAATATATAAAAAAGGTGACCCTATTAAAATGATATTTCACCCAACACCTTGGCGTGGTTTGAATGTAATATTAGGTGCTATGCAATTGTTAAAAAGTGAAAACATAACTTTAGATGTGTACAGCTCATGTAAAATATATGGTAATGAGTTTATGGAGGCTAACGATGCTCAATATAAATCATTATATGCACAAGCAGCAGAATTAAAAAATGTAAGTTACAAAGGTTGGCATCCAAACGATTATATATGTAAGCATATTACAGACTATCAAATATTTCCTTACTCTAATAACTGGGAGGAGACATCTTGTATTGCAGCTATTGAAGCATTAGGTGCTGGAATGCATATGATCACAACAAACAATGGTGCCTTATTTGAGACATGTTCTGAATGGCCTGTGTATGTGCAATACGATACTAATTTTAAAAATATGTCAAAGTGTTTTGCGTATGCAATAGATTCTGTTGTTGACTATTTACATCTAGATAAGTGCCAAGAACACCTGCAGATGCAACAAGACTTTTATAAAAAGTTTTATTCATGGAACAAAAGAAAAATAGAATGGACTACTTTTCTAGAGGGAGTATTAAATGAAAACAAATGAACCAATATGGTTTAATAGAGAATCAGAAGATAACAATCTACCTAGAACTAGTATATTTGTAGGCACTCCTTGTCATTCTGAAGTATCAATACATTACACACAGTCTGTATTAGAATTACAAAAATTTTGTTGGAACAATAAAATAAATATAATGTTTCAATTATTTAAATCATCATTAGTAACACAAGGTCGTAATTTAATAGTATCTGCTTTCTTACAAACTAAGTGTACACATTTATTATTTATTGATTCTGATATTGCTTTTAAACCTGAACTAGCAAAACATCTTTTAGATGCTGACAAAGATGTAATTACCATACCTTACCCATTAAAAGATATGTGTTGGGAAAAAGCTTTACAATATATGAAAGAGGGTAAGATAAAAACTGTAGACGATTTGAAACACAAAGCACTTTACAGATATCCAATGAGAGTCCCTGAGTCAAAAAATATTAAACTAGATAATAATGTTATTGAAGTGGTTCATTCATCTACTGGTTTTATGATGATAAAGAGGTCAGTTTTTGATAAAATGAAAAAGGCTTATCCTGATAAAGAAATAAACCAAGACACTCTAATAAATGGTAAACTACAAAAAACACCTGAGATGTGGAACTTCTTTGATACCCTACATAATCCAGAAGATAAGACTTACCTAGGTGAAGACTTTGCCTTCTGTAAGCTCTGGAAGAATATAGGTGGTAAGTGCCATGCATATGTTGATGATCATATTACTCATGTGGGTGAGCATTCCTATAAAGGTAAGTTTGCTGATGAGTTGATATTAGATAATTAGAGTGATATTATCTAAGCTTTAGATCTAATTGGAGTAAAACATATATGTTACAATTTCTACCTTACGCTCTTGCTGCCTATGGAGGTTACAAAGGTTACCAATCAAGCAAACAAGCAGGTGGTTCTGGAATACAAAGGATATTAGGAGGGGCAACTGGTGCTGCTATGGGTTATTATGGTGGTAAAGCAGGTTTGTCTGCTGGATCATCTTTAGGAATACCAGGCTTTGCTGCTGCTCAACAATCATTTACTCCATTTACACAAACATCTTTTTTTCAAGGAATACCATTTTTACAAGGTAGTGCAAAGGTTGCTCCTGCAACTCAACAAATTGCTGGTACTATGGATCCAGGTATGGCTACGCAAACAATGGCAGATTTTGCAAGAAAGGAAGGTGGTACAGGACCAGATGGCAGAACATTATTAGAAAAATTATTTTATAAAAAAAACATAAATAAAGAAACAGGCGAAAGAAATATAGATCCATTAAAAGTATTTGGTCTTACATCATTAGCTGCATATGGTTCAGGTGCATTTGAACAAGGACCGACAGATATTTATATGCCAACATATAACATAGCTTACCCAGAGTTGGCTAGACAAAGAGGTGGTTTTAAATACATTGACCCGGACACCGGACAAGAAAAGACATATGATCAACCATACATACCTGAAGGTAATATAAAAGGTATGCCAGTAGCAATAGAAAAAGTAAGATTAAGAGAAGGTGGATTAGCAGAAGTAAAAAGATTTAATGAAGGTGGTATAAATTATTTACCATCAAAAACATCACATGATGAAAATGATTCTACTAACTATGTCAGAGCGACAGGTTATGTTGAAGATGGATCAGGACTAGGTGATAAAGACGAAGATACAATGTTAGCTCAATTAGCAGACGGAGAGTTTGTAACAAGAGCAGATGGAGTATTAGGTGCAGGTATCATTGCT